TACATTCATATTTTCTGACACAGGGTCTTGTGGTTTTGGTTTATCAGACTGTGGTATTAACTTATCAATATTTTTAACGCCTAATACCTCAAGCATCTGTTTGTTAAGTTCTACCATGTCATATATATTTGGGTTAGCTTGTGCTAATTGCATCACTGCTTGATATTGCACAACCTTTTGTGACATAGTTGCAGCATTAGGGTCTGATACAGGTATAACTTCTACAATATCATAGTCTTGCTGTTTAATTTGTGCTTTGCCATCGTCTGGTGTGTATGAATACTCATCATCAGTAAAATCTCTAATAATACCTTTTAAAAGTTTAAACTCTTGTTTCATTGCATAGTGAATACGAGCTTGAACTGCTGACATCACTTTGAGTGTTCTTTCTAAGATTGCTAGTGTAGTACCCACAGGAGCGTTAGCTGACATGTCAGATACTTTTAGGTCTGCTGCTGATGCAAAACGACGCCCTTCATCAACGATTTGATTCATTAATTGATTGAGAACTTGGCTAGGCTCTTTATAGGGTAGAGCCATGATGTTGTCTCGTATTGTGCCAGACGGTACATCTACATCACGGAACTCAGCTGGAGCGATTGGTGTATCATCTCCTTTAATTCTAAGTCCTCTTGATTTAAACCCGCCGGGTAAGTTTGATAAAGTACCTGCGTCAACTAATTGACGTAATATCATTGTGCCTGATTTTGCAAAAGCACCAATTAAATGAATTAGACCAAAACAGTAGAATCCAAAACCTGGTACATATCCATAATGTACAAAGTGCTGACGTTTTTGTTTAGTATCATCGTCAGGGTTCCAGTTACGTCTAATGGCTAATATTGTTTGTGTTGAACGTTCAATCGTTACAACATAAGGAAGTGCAATACCTGTTGGCTTACCTTTTTTATCCTTATCTTCATAACCTTCTAAATCAAGGTCAACATGCATTTCTAAAACTTTAAATCTGTTGTCAGTAGTTGCATTGAATCCCATCTTCTCTGCAATTTTCTTTTCTACTTCTTCTAAATCATGTGTTGGCTCACCTAAATCTACATCACGATAGAATCCTGCTACTTGTAATTTTCTTAATTCATTTTGTGTTTTACGCATCACGTGAGTTACACGTTCTGCTGTTTCTAAAGATGACGCACCATAAGGTACAACTAAATCTTCAGCAGGAATATACATAGAGACCTGACGTTCTAAACTCGGGTCGTAATATACTTTTTTAAATGCGTTACCAGCTAAACCTAAACCCCATAACATGCGTTCATGTTCAGGTCTATACTCAACCATTTTTTGAGTCAATTGATAATTCATATCATCTTGAACTCTTTTAGCAGCCTCTTCTTTTGCTTCTGTTATTTCACCAATAATTTGAGTTTTTACAGGTCCTGCAGCAGGGAATGTTTCTGTCATAGTTTCTGCTTGGAACTTAACTAGAGTTTCGGTCATCAATGGATGGAATACATTACATGCTCCCTCCCACGGTTCACTTCTATCTTCTAGTTTAAGTCCTAATAACTCCAGACCATCAACATAAGTATCAAGCCAGTCTTTACGTGCAGAAATATCACCTTCGTAGTCACTTAATAAGTCGTCAGCTAATTTTTCTAAGTCATCTTCTTCAATTTCTTCTGCTAAGTTTGCATTAAACTCATCATCGTCCATAGCATCTTTATCAAATTCTAATTCTAGTCCACCCATTTTAATACTTAGTTCTTCTGGGTCTTCTATTTCAATTTCTATTTCAGGCTCCATGTCCATATTAGCCAAGTCTTTTTCTGTAAGACCTTGTGGTGCTTGGGATAACCCTTTATCTATGTCGTTAGCTGCCATTATATTTTCCTAATAATTTTTTAATTTGTATTTCTACCAAATTTACGATGATTAAAAGAATTAAATTTGTAATTTTTACAAACCTATACAACATATAGCCGCTTTTGAGCAGGACTTCTAAAATATTGTATATCGTCTTCTTCATCACTAGGTAACCTGATAAACCCGCCTTGTCTGAATCTCATTAAAGCTAATGTTGTCGCGTCAACTAAGTCATCATTAGCGCCTGACGGGAAATCGTTACATTCTTCAATGACTTCATTCGCCCATCTTCTGTCTGGAGCCCATACTATACCAGAACTAAATAAATCGGAGACTGCATTAACTCTGCTTATTTTATCCTGTCCTTTGCCTGGTGTAAACTCTCCAACGGGAATACCCATCCGTCTGAACTCTTGATAGAGTGCAGCCCCGTTAGATTTCTTTTCCACAATAAAGGCATCGGGTTCCCAATCTTTATATTCTTCTATGCAAAGTTGCTTTAACTCGGGGAATTCCAGTCGTTTCTTAATTGCGTTCAATAGTATTATATTATAATTATTGGTTTCTTCGTTAAGAAAAACGCCCCATATGGTTAAAGCGTTGTAATCCGCCCTATTATTAGCCTCTTGAGCTGCATCTAATGTCATAATAGTGAACTCACACATTGGTGGGTCTTCTTTTTCCCATATATTCCACCATTCTCTTTTAATTAGTGCGCCTTCTTCGGATACTGGGTTTTGCATATACTGTGCATTCCAATACCTAATGTCTAACGCTGCACGTCTAGACTTTAATTCTTCTATACTCCAAAAGTCTGGCCAGAGAGGAACTTCTTCACCTTCTTTATTCTCTAATATGGCTGGAAACTCAACAACTTCCCAATCATCCACTTCATCGTTCTTTATCATCTGGTTCACAATTTGCCCTGTTAGGTCGAGCTTAGACCACCGCGTCATAACGACAATGATTGCTCCTCCAGGCATGAGACGTTGCAAGGGACCCGATTGAAACCATTCCCATGCGGGTAAGAAGACGTCTGGTTTTCCGAGCTTTGCATCTTGTTCTGAGTGTGGGTCGTCAATGATAAAGAGGTCAGCCCCACGTCCAGCAAGAGCGCCGCCAACACCAATGGCAAAATACTCACCATTAAAGTTAGTCCCCCAACGAGAAGCCGACTTCGAGTCTGCTTGGAGCTCAATATTTGGAAACACATCTTTATACGCGTCGCTACCCACGAGGTTACGGACTCGACGACCAAAATTAACTGCAAGGTCAGCTGTATGCGATGCCATGATAACCTTCTTAGCCGGGTGCTTACCCAAAAACCACGCGGGCGCGAGGTACGAGATGAGTTCGCTCTTTCCATGTCGAGGAGCAATATTAACAATAATGCGTTTTTTCTTTCCGTTAGCGATATCTTCAAAGAGTTGAGCCAGTTTCCTATGATGTTCTCCTATAATATAGTTGGGATATACATGTTTTATAAAGTCTAAGAACCTTTTTGACCCCATATCTTTAGTTAATTGCTGTTTATACTCCATTAATAACTTAAGATTCCTCTGTCTTTCTACTTCAGACATGTGAGGAAGGGATTTTTCTAATAAATCTAGGTCTTTTTGGCTAATCATCGTCGTCTTCTATGACTTCGCCTTCAATAATCTTGCCTTTTAGCTCTTCAATCGTCTTTTTCAGCTCTTCTTCTAGTTCTTTACCTGATTTTGTAATGTGAGTAATCTCAGTTTTCTTCTTAAATGCGTCTACACCATCTATTTCACCTAGTTTTACTAGAGCCATTAGCCTATCTTTACTATTTTTAGCTGTTTCTGCTTCTTGTAAGAGTCTATTTACTATGTGTAACTTAAAGTCTGCGAGTTCTTTAACCACCATACAGTTAGTTTGAGCGACAAGTCCAGCTAAATAAGCCATTGTTTCATTAGGATATTTATCAAACTCTGGTCTTATAGCTGGATTGTCCATCATTTCCTTCGCAATTTTTTCTGCATCCATCGCCTGTTCAGGTGATGTCTCTATTGATTCACCCATAATATCTGATATGAGTTTTATAGTATTAGTTCTAGCTTGTAACTCTTGGTGTGGAGTGAGTTCGGGCAGTGCTTCTCTAGCATTTTTAGGAAGCGGTATAGTATCTTCTATAATAGGAACAAATGTTGTGTCTAATAATTCTTGCATGTGTCGCTGTTTACACCTTGAATTGCAGCTAATAAGTCGAATTGTAACATATTATTTTAAAAAGAGTATAATATCAAAATGTTTGAATGGGTATTAGTTTTGTATTTAGATGACAGCCGACAGTATATCGGTAACTTTGAGTCATGCGCGCACGCAACACAATACTTTCAAGAATGTGTAAAAGGAGAGTTAAAGAATTGGTCAACCGCATGTTTACATCAAGATTATGTTCAACTTCCCGAAGGTTTTATTCCAAAGTATCCCAAATGCAAATAGAATGGAAAGACATAGAGTTTGGTCCTATTAATCTTTGGACGCTTGGAAGGGTACCCTCTTGAGTTTACTTACAGAAGAAAATCTAAAACTCTTATATAAAACATTCTGCCGCATGGAACCCTTTAATAAACTTAATATGCCTCATGCTCATCAAATTAAACTTAAAGTGACACGACGCAAAGATATTATGGGAGAGTTTGCCCCTGAAGAAAATACTATCTATATTAGTAGTACTAAGAACGGTCACTTTGATACCGTCTGTAAAACACTACTTCATGAAATGGCACACCTATACTGTTATAAAGCAAAAGAACAGGAATACCACGACCATGATAATAAACGTTTCAAATCCATCATCCGACATATTGCCTCCTTGTACGGGTTTGACCCTAAAGAGCTTTAAAAGTATTTTTTAATTATATCTAAATGGTCTTGATACCTAGCCATTTCGTCTAGCTCTTTTTCTATAGTCTCAATAATATCACTATGTTCCCCTATACCCGCAGGGTTTGTCAAGTAGACTTCAATATTAATTCGATGTTTTTCTATGTGACCTTGAGCATGTTTCTCTAATGCAGTTAATAACTTTTCTCGCATGGGGTTCTCCTAATAAAAGTGTCATTGTACCCGCCGGTGAAATGTTTTGCAGAAATGAGAATCAGTCTTAATAAAAGAAAAGCCCGGCAGAGAGTTACCGGGCTTTAAGTAGAGAGTTACTACGAAAGGAAATAATAATACTACTACTTCAACTACATTATACCATGTTGATTTGTGTTGTCAAGTCTTATCTAGTCCTAAGCTGTCTAACCGCATATCAACTGATAATATTATTCTAGTCTTATCTCCTTCATGTTTAACACTATGAAAGAATGGCTCACCATCTTTAAATGCTAATATCTGACCTTCCTTCCAAGTTCTAGTCTCATCATCTACGGTTATCTTACACATCAAGTCTTCTTGTATGCCCAGGTGGATTCGCATGTAGTCATTACTTCGTCCTTTATGTGGATGTATGACACTTCCAGGTTCTAGCTTTGATATAAAGGCGTTTCTCAATAT